TCAGGCCTCCTCAACGTCGTGATACTCTTCGCACGCCTGCAGCGTGTTCTGGATCAGGGTGGCGACGGTCATCGGGCCAACGCCGCCGGGAACCGGGGTGATGTAGGACGCGCGTTCAGCGGCATCTTCATACACCACGTCGCCGACCACTTTGCCGCTTTCCAGACGGTTAATGCCGACATCGACCACAATCGCCCCTTCTTTGATCCATTCGCCAGGAATAAAGCCCGGTTTACCCACCGCGACGATCAGCAGGTCGGCGTTTTCGACATGATGGCGCAGGTTTTTGGTAAAGCGGTGGGTGACGGTGGTGGTGCAGCCGGCCAGCAGCAGCTCCATGCTCATCGGGCGGCCGACGATATTGGAGGCGCCAATGACCACCGCATTCAGGCCGTAGGTGTCGATATTGTAGCGTTCCAGCAGCGTCACGATACCGCGTGGGGTGCACGGACGCAGGCGCGGCGCCCGCTGGCACAGGCGGCCAACGTTGTAAGGATGGAAGCCGTCAACGTCTTTATCCGGCGCGATGCGCTCAAGAACTTTGACGTTATCTATCCCTGCAGGCAGGGGCAGCTGAACCAGAATACCGTCGATGGTCTTATCGGCATTCAGGGTGTCGATAAGCTCCAGCAGCTCGGCTTCGCTGGTGGTTTCCGGGAGATCGTAAGAGCGGGAGACGAAGCCCACTTCTTCACATGCTTTGCGCTTGCTGCCGACATAAATCTGCGAGGCCGGGTTGCTGCCGACCAGCACGACGGCCAGCCCAGGGGCGCGTTTTCCGGCCGCAACGCGAGCCTTCACTTTTTCCGCAACCTCAGAGCGTACCTGCTGCGCAATCGTTTTACCGTCAATAATTTTTGCTGCCATCAGAGAGAGGATTCCATCTGTATCTTTACGAAAGGGGGATGAGGATATTTTGTCAGAAGCCGGCCTCGCTGTCAGTCCTCGTTTGCTGTTTTATCCTGTCCGGGGCGAATTTAGCCTGTTTTGACCCTGGTTATTACATGGTTATTGGTGCGTTGCGCCTGGCCACTCAGTCGATTTACTGGCGTAAGAGCCCCGCTGGTACGCTTCTTGTACAGTTGGTGGAGGATATTTCGCCAGCGTCGTATAAGCCCCGCAGTTTCCTGGCAAAATGGATTGACTCAACCGACGTGGACCGTATAATTCCAGGCGTTTCACTCCGCGAAGCACTCGCTTCTCAGGGCGCCCTTAGCTCAGCTGGATAGAGCAACGGCCTTCTAAGCCGTAGGTCACAGGTTCGAATCCTGTAGGGCGTGCCATTAAGAAACAATAACTTACGCCAGTTTTAAACCAGCCTGATTTCCTCCTTGTGTCGTATTTGTGTCGCTAGCGCCAAAAATGGCGTCAATTTTCCGTGCGTGTTCGGTCAGGTGGTTCGGCGCCAGGTGAGCATAACGACGTACCATCTCGATGCTCTCCCATCCTCCCATTTCCTGTAAAACAGAAAGCGGGACGCCGGACTGGATCAGCCAGCTCGCCCAGGTGTGCCGGAGGTCGTGAAAACGGAAATCCTCGATCCCCGCTTTTTTCAACCCGGCGCGCCAGGCGTTATTGTCATCCACCCGCATTTTTCTAACCGCGGGCGTTAGTGTTCCATCAGGGCGATGTTTAGCCGTGGTGTGAACGAACACCCACCGGGAGTGCTTCCCTATCTGATCCCTTAATACCCTGCATGCGGTATCATTCAGAGCTACGCCAATCGCCTTGCCCGCTTTTGCGTTCTCCGGATTTACCCATGCAACCTTTCTCTGCATATCGACCTGCTGCCACTCAAGCCCGATGATGTTTGAGCGGCGCAGGCCGGTTGCCAGTGCAAATATCACCACTGGCTTAATGCTCTCCGGCATGCACTCGATCAACCGCTCAGCTTCTTCTCTGGTCAGCCACCGTATCCGCTTACTGATCGGCTTGCGGGTTTTGATAACAGGAGCTGTTTTTATCCAGCCCCAGTCATTCGCCGCGGCCCTGAGAAGGGATCGAATGAAGGAAAGGTGTTGCGCCTTCGTAGCCTGAGAAACCTGCCGTGGTTTGTACTCCGGTATCGGCTTACCCTTCCTCAACGCGGCATCACGTTTACTCTCCCACACCTGCAGGTACTTACGGTTGATCATCCCGTTAACGGCTTCATGAACTTCCTCCGCCGTTATCTTCGAGACATCACGGCCGGAAAAATGCTGCAGCCAAAAAACAATTTTGGTTTTGTCATCATCCAGCGATCGCTTATGGTCTTTTTCGCGCAACCACCGGATGCAGCACTCTTCGAAGGTTCTGACGGGCAGGTCGCCGATCTGGTCAACCCGCCACGCTTCCGCCTTCAGCTTGTCGTGGAGCTCCTGAGCCTGCTTTTTGTCCCCCGTGCCAAGAGATCGCCTAACTCTTTTTCCTGACGGCGTAAAGAAATGACAGTGCCACACTCCGCCCCTGAGGGTGATTGACATAAAACTTCTCCTTTATGTTCACCCACGTTCGCGATGACAGGATCGCGCGGGGTTTTCAAATATGCAATACAAGCTGCTTCGGTCGTTCTGTACTTGTTGCCGACCTTGCGGCCGGCTAGCTCCCCAGACTCAATCAGGCGGTAGATAACCCGAGCAGACACGATGAGCAAATCAGCGGCCTGCTGTGCTGTTATCGGTTTGTCAGATGCCATATCACCTCCGATGCTTACCGCGTAATTCCTCTTCTTCTTGACAGTCAGCGCAGCGCTGACAGCCCGCCACAAGTTCCCGGCGCCGCTCGGGTATCTCTTCCCCGCAGTCGCGGCAGTGAGTAGCTGAAACTGCGTTATGGTTGATGCGCATGTTCTGGATGGTCATTTCAAGCCGGCGCTCTGCCAGCTCGTTGGCCTGATCGATGATTTCTGCGCTCATGCTGCACCGCCTTCAACGCGCTTAAACGAAATGACCCAAACCCAGGGATTAGCTTTCCAGCTTTCGTCGCCGTAGATGGATGACCACAACTCAGCAAAGTTGTCGTATGGCGTTATAACCTCGCCGCCGCTATCCGGGTCAGAGTATGTTGGCCGCCACCCAGCAAGCTCCATGCCTTCAGCTTGAGCATCTTCTTGGCTAATAGCGTTCAGCCGCTCAACGCGCACGTCGGTGATTTCCAGCAGAATGCGGCTGGCCCAGCGCGGCATGTGGATAGATGGTCGCCAGCAGCAATGAAGCTCATCATCCGCATCGTAAAACTCTGGCGCAGGCACTCCATCAGCCTTGTAAACGCAAAATTCGGGCTTCTCAAACGGAGTGGGGTCTTTGCAATAGCTATCCATTAGGTCGTAGTCGAAAAGTGGACCATGAAACGTCTCGCGCACCCAGATTCGATCGCCTGGCTTGCCAAATGCGCTGTTCAGATAGTTCCCTGCCGACAGTTCCCCGGCCAGTTCATTGCCAGCCAGCTCGCACCCAAGGTTTTTATCATGCACAGGGAACTTCACTGGGCGCCGCGTCTGCGTCTTCCGACCGTCGAGAATGGCCCGCACCATTTCAGCGTTAAAAATCATTCCGCGCTCAGTCATTCCAGGCCTCCAGTTCGTTCTCAATCTCTTCGTCTATTTCTTCGTTGGTAGCGTCTTCGTCCAGGTAGTTACGCGCTTCTTTCAGGTACTGCTCATGGCGTTCCCGATACCATGCCGAAAATTCTGGTGTCCAACCGTTCGGCTCACCGTCATAGTCAACTTTGGCGTTACGTTCAGCCATGCTCTCGACCATGCTGTAAGCGGTGGTAAGCGCCGCTTCGCGGATATACCCGCGCAGGTCGCTTTTGCGCCAGTAGGGGTTAACTTTTGAATCGCAGACAGATTTAAATTTCACTTTCCAGCGGCGGATACAACGCGCATTTAAGGATTTGCTCATCGTGATGCCTCCGCTTTAATCGCTTTATACGCACGCAGTACGTGAGAGGTTTTACCGGTAATAATCGTTTTTAAAACAAAAAAACCGCTACGCTTAGCGCGAACCGAAGGAGCAAGAAATAGCGCCGTATCAACGGCGCGGTTATGGAGACGGAATTCAAATACAGTGCTCGTTAATGTAATGACTGAATCCGACCCTTGATCATTAAATTCTATTTTCATGATTGTGATTTCCTGTCTTTGAGTTGATTGTATTTTTCATGACTCATAACTTCCCAGCATGTTCCGTTATTGCGGGATAATAAGCGCCATTTTCTGCCAATCTTTAAACTTAAATTCCCGCATTTGATTCGGCATGGTTTTAAATCTCCCTTGCTGTACAGGCTCAGAACATGCGATGCCTTTTCATTTACATGCGATGGAATACGGTTGGATGTGATTATCATCCGTCACCTACCAGCGCTTGTGGGCAAGGTGTCCGGGGCGTGATGGTAAGGTTTTACGAAACGAGGAAGCAGCAGCGGAGAGAGCGATTTTCTGCTTTTCTTTCTCATTGCATACCGGGCAGAAATAAAAGTCTCTCCGATAAGCACCCCTGCCAGATGGACGATATTGCAGCTCATCGCGAGCAAAAGAACCGCCGCAGCCATGACAGTGCAACTTTAATTCTTCCATTTATCTATCTCCGGTTAAATTTAATGTGTGTTTATTCCTGCCAGTTAAGGCATTAAATAAAAAGTGATGGTATTAGTAAGAAACTTCTGTGTTTATTTTGTAACGTGCATTGCCAGAATCTGCGTTAACAGAAACCAAGTCGCCATACATGTCATAATTCAAAATAACATCATTGAATTTCAGGCCTGAGAGAGATTCTTCACGACCGCAAAACATAAAATCTTCTGCGTGCTTAGCTTCCTCATAAATATCTTTCATTGAGGAAAAAGCCTCTGACCACATTTCACCACTACCAATAAATTGAGCAATAGCCAGCTTGCTTTGTGCCGCTTTAAAAGCCGGGTTGCCATGCAGTAAATTAGCCATTGAACACCCCTTTGATATACATAATTTCGACAGCCAGGCCGCCACAGAAAACCAATCCGATGGCCAGCGCGATAACCAGGGAACGAATGCCATTTTTGCTCATGAGGCACCCCAGCAAAAATCAAAGCTTACCCATCCGACTGCAACCACAAGCAGAGCAACCTTTATGCAGAACCGGTGCCACGCAGGTATTTCATGTTCACGGATCATTTGCTACCCCTCACTGTCATGTGAATTTGAGTACCAACAGACCTTGCAATGCAGTGCCGGGTGCCTCCCGGTGATACCAGCCAGTTAACAACTGATATCGGCAGCTTTCTTTCCACCCCACTTCGGGAAACAAGTGGTACTGCTTTAACTGAACCGCGTGCGCATAGCCGCATTCACTGCATTGCAAGGTCTGTTATTTGCCTGTCTTTTCACCACTTCAGGCTCGGTGGTATGCTGGAGTTCTCACACAACCAGCAAAGGTAAATCATGAATAAAGATGATAAGGCTTGGCTTTTGGCCGTTGTTTACGCATCAACTCAACCCAAAGAAATCACCCCTGAAGAGTTCCTTTATGAAGTCGACCGCTCTGAGGTTGATTTTCTCTCCCTGCTTACAAAGCGTGAGGAAGAGGAAAGTGCGAAAGCGATCAAGACTTGGGAGCAACTAGGCTCTTCAAACTAATTGCCGATATAGCGGCTTCAACTACGGTTGTGGCTGCTTCTTTCACTTCATCCTTGGTTCGCCTGTCCCTCACCTTTTCAGCCACCACCACAAGAACGGTAGGTAAAACCTTCTCAATAATCAGCATGGCAACGTCTTTGCTGCACAGTTGACCGTTAATCACCACCAGATCTTTGCTTTCCATATTCACCTCGTTAGTTAGCCCTTATCGCCGGGTAGCGGAACGTTTAACCTATCGCACCGTTGTGTCGATAAGTAGAAGAATACAACATAAAGTAGATTGGTCAACACCTAAAGTAGAAATTTATGTCTACTATGAGTTGCTTTCGTGAGGGGTAGGCACAAAAAAACCCAGCAGAGCTGGGTTTTGTTAGTGGTGGGCGTTAGCTATTTTTTGTCAGGATCAGCGTACTCGCTGTAAAATTCTAGGAGCTTCTTATAGCGGATCTCAAAGGCTAGGAGCATGTTGTTAGCTTCTGCATCGGGGAATTTTCTAAATACCCGGAGCAAGCGTTTTTCCTCATCGCTAAGGTTGGCGAACTCTGATTCATCAGGCTTATCGTAATGGAAATCTGTGCCGATTTCCTGAAAAGTGTCGGATTCAGTAGCAGCCTCAGTAGCCCCGTAGTCCAGCCATGCGGGAGGTACGTTTAGCCACTCCGCAATTCTTATCAGCTTTTCATCGCGTGGCTTGGCCGTGCCGAGCGTATACCGCCTAGCCATTTCGTAAGTTACTTGTCCCGCCTGACTTAACTGCTTAACAGACAAGTTTTTTTTACTCATCTCTAAGTTAAGTCGATCTGCGAAGTCTTGATGTTTATTCGTTTTTTCTACCATAGGTAGAAGATTACGGCAGAGCGTCTTTTTAGTCATTTCTATTTTAAGTAGTTGCAATTCTCTACTTTGTGTAGCATTCTCTACTTACCAACTAACAGGAGGTAAGAATGCTTACACCATACAAAAACATTACGGAAAAGGCCGTTAAAGCGATTGGTAACGTGTCCTACGTCGCCCGAATGTTCAACTTCAAGTCGAGCCAGTCAGTAGCAAATTGGATTAACCGTAATTGTGTCCCCAGCGATCGCGTTATCCCGCTCTGCCGTATGGGGGGCTGGGTAGTCACACCTCATGAACTTCGCCCAGATCTTCACCCCACGCCAATTAGTGGGCTTACAGAAGAAATTATCACCAAGCGCCGGAAGGAGTCTGATTGATGGAAATCAAACACGAGCACGTTGAAATGGTCCTGCTGGCATGGGCTGCGGAAGTTGGTCAGGCGTTCGCGGCAAATGCTATCGCTGAAGAATATGCACGTATTGGTGGCGATCAACTGCGCCTGGTGCCGGGGAAAACCTGGAGTAACCAGCAAAACATTTTCCACCGCTGGCTGAAAGGTGAGACCGAACTACAGCGCGAGAAAATCCGTTTGCTGCTCCCGGCAATCCTGCGTGTTCTGCCGCGTGAAATCCGTCACCGGCTAAGCATCTACGACACCATTGAGCGCCGGGCGCTGCTTGCGGCTCAGCACGCTATTGGAACGGCAATTGATGCTCACGATGACGCTATTGAAGCCGTCTACAGCAAGGCTTATCAGCCTGGAGCTGTTGAAGTGCCGAAGTACCACTGATTCCGGAGGTGGCTATGTGTAACCAGTCTGCTGCTGAATTGATTGCACGCCTTAAAAAGGCTTATCCGTCGTATGTGCCATCCGAAGGGGATTGCGCAAGTAACGGGATACCCAAGGCGGGAGCACGCTTTCAGCACAGACGCAAGGGGCACATGGTGACGGTACTCACGGCAACTGAGAAAGACGTTTCCTATCGGAGAGACTGCGGAACTGTTGGCTGGATGGGGTTACGTGAGTTTTTACGGCTACACAATGAGGTTTTGGTATGAGCAATCAGGTCTTTGAAATTGTTCAGGCCATGTCAGGGCAGGGGAACTGCATAACGATTCCCGGCCCGTATCTGGATTTCTTTGCAGGAGACAGGCAGCAGCATTTGCTGGCAGCGATTCTCAACCAACTGGTGTTCTGGTCGGGTAAGTCGAGTCTGGATGATGGCTGGTTTTACAAGGAGCATGCGGCGCTTGCGAAAGAGGTACGCGCTAAAGATGGCGATGTTGTCCGAAAAGCGATGTTCAAAATTACGGATCAGTACCTGTCAGGCGTCATCGAAGAAGAGCTTCGCCAGGTCGGTGGAACACCCAAAAAGCATTACCGAATTGACCAGGAAGCGCTGATTTCACGGATATTCCCGCAAATACTGGATTCGGCTCAAGAGCCGAATGGGAATAAGTCACTGAAAGTAATGGAAACGGCTTATAAGCCGAATGCAATCGGCGCAAAAGCCGAATCGAAGCAAGTTACTGAAAATAATGGAAACGGCTCTCAAGCCGAATGCATTCGTCCCAAGAGCCGAATGGAAACGGCTCATGAGCCGAATCCTGGAAACGGCTCTCAAGCCGAATCCTATCTCTATACAGATCTTAAAAACAGATCATTACATACAGATCATAAAAACCACGCGGGAGAGATTTCTCCTATGGATAACTTTTCTGAATCGACTCAAAAAACTGTCATCCCGGAAGCAGTCATTCCTGACGCTACCGAAGCCAGTAACCTGGCTACCGATGACGATTTCGACCTCGCTACGTGGTTCTGGTCGACCATCATCGAGCTGTACGAACGCGCAGCAGAGTTCGACGGCACTCTGGCAAAACCAAGAGAGCCGAACTTCTCAGCCTGGGCGCAAGAAATTTGCATGCTGCGCCAGGAGCACGGCTGCAGCCATGACCAAATCCGCACCATGATTGAGCGCATTCAGCGCGATCAGTTCTGGTGCTCCCGAGTTCAATCCGTGAAAACCCTACGCAGCAAATGGCAGGAGCTGGCTCTGAAGTTATGCCCGGCAAACCTGGCAACCGGCAGCTCGTTCGGTGTGAGCAGCAAACTGGATACCGACATCCCGAAAGGTTTCCGGGGCTAACAAATTTAACCGTGAGGATATCTCTGATGGAAAAAATTACTGACGTGCTGAAAGAACTGGAGAAAGTCACCTGCCGTGAGCTGGCTGTCTATTTCGACCTGACAGCACCTGAAATGCTGGCCCGCCTGATGGTGCTGGAGCGCGAAGGCAAAGCGCAAAACCTGAATGGCTACTGGATGCCGGGTGGAAGCACCGAGCCCGTAGCGGTAACCAGCAAACTCACAGCGCTGGATATCAAACTGCTCCAGTCTGTGCCGGTTGGCGTCTGGTTTGAGTGGCAGTCCCTGGCTGGTTTCGTTGATCGCCCTCGCTACCGCTGTGAACGTCTGGTGGCCGCCGGGTTTATGAATTCGAAGGTTACTAATCCTGGCAATCCGCACCACGGCACTAAATTCCAGAAAATCCGCGAGGTGACCCGGTAATGCGAGAGATACCTGATTGCCCGGTCTGTGGTTCAGCTGCGGAGTTTTATTTTCGGGATTACCAAGCTGGCGCCTGTTCCGGGGCCCTGAGATGCCCTTACGGACATCTCCGCGTACAGGATAGCTACTGGGCTGGTGGCAAGAGTAAATCGAAAATCCGGCTGATTGAAAAATGGTCTCAGCAGGTCGAACAGAAAAAAGGTGAAGTGAAAAATGGCTAAAAACTCGATCGACGCGTATGGCGCCAGCGGAAAAACCAACGTTCTGATGTTCGAACCGGAAAACCTGCACTTGGTTACCGACAAAACACACCCGCTTTACGATGAGCGTATCCACCTGCCTATCAGCGAAGCAATGGTACTGAACATTATGGACCAGGGCGTTCTTGAGCCGATTATCGTCTGGAAAGACCCCGAAAGCGGGCTGGCCTGTGTGGTGGATGGTCGTCAGCGCGTGCGTCATACCCTGGAGGCTAATAAGCGCCTGGTTAAACAGGGTGAATCTCCATTACTGGTTCCTGCGGTAACTAAACGCGGTTCAGCCGTTCGCATGGCGCAGGCGATGGTGAGCGCTAACGAAATCCGCCAGGCAGATACACCACTGGGCCGAGCAAAGAAAATGGCTGATGCGCTGGAGCGCGGGCACGACGAGGACGATTTAGCGCTGATGTTTGGCGTGAGTGTCCAGACCGTACGTGCAACCCTGTCACTGCTGGATGCCACCCAGGCAGTCAAAGACGCTGTAGAGTCCGGCACAGTGACGGTTACACAGGCGCGTCAACTGGCGTCACTGAAACCCGAAGAACAGCGGGAAAAGGTAGCGGAAATCGAGCAGGCGACCGCAGGCACAACTGGCCACGAAAAAGCCCGTCGGCAGCGCGCTGTTCTTGGCGAAACTAAGCCACGTCTCAAAACACGCAAAGAAATCACAAAAGCCCTCGAAGGTGCCACTGGCGATTATGCTGCGGCTCTGCGCTGGGTGCTTGGGGAGGCCAGCCATGACTGATATCACCGAACTGGCGCAGAGCCTGAAAGCAGCGGCAGAGAAAGCGACGCAGGGCGAATGGTGGGCCGACGAAGTTAAAAACGAAGGATGCTACGGGTCTGGCGATGACTGCGTGGAGGGATTCACCTCATACGCAATTTATGGCTCTGACGGGCAAACCCTCTTTGATTCGCTCAACAGTGACGCCGCCTGCATCTGTGAGGAATACGACGGCGAGGGGCATGTGGCATGGGATGAGACGGCGCAGCGTAATGCCGAATTCATCACCCTGGCTAACCCTGCCAACGTTCTCGCGCTGGTAGAGGCGCTGGAGAAGGCGCAGCAGCGCATCGCCGAGCTGGAGTCCCGCACCGTGAAGTTGCCTGACTCGAACAATGAACGATTCTGGGGTTATGGGGCGGAGTTTGAGATCAAGTTGTATGACTCATGCGTGTTCCATGCACTCGCCGCCGCTGGCATCAAGGTGGAGCAACTGTCTTGAACACCACTTCATTAACAGGCCAAATTATGGAAAGTATTGTCCCATTCCTCACCTTTTTTGATCATGGCATTGATGATAGTAAGCAGTTTTCTCATCGAGGCGACCAGGGCTACCTTTTTGGGTTTCCCTACCAGGACAAGACGCGTGTAGAAGGTTTTAAGTGCCGGGTTGAAACGAACTGCGCAGAGTGTCGCCATATACAGAGCGGTTCGCACACTGGCACGCCCGCCAAAAATCGAGCGCCGACCACGCATTTTGCCCGAATCTCTGTTAACAGGGGCGACGCCCACAAGAGCACATATCTCTCTTCGAGTGAGGTTCCCGAGTTCAGGAACGTCAGCCAGCAAGCTTGCAATGGTCGTTGGGCCTACACCTTTGACCGAACTGAGCAATGCGGACAGATCAATAAAATGCTTCTGAACGTGCTCTTTTATCTCAATATCAATGAGTTCAAGCTCGCCGTTCAATGCACAAATAAGGCACTCAACGCTTTTCATCACTACTGGATGGGTGGTGTGAAGTCGGTTTCGTTCTGCAACAAGCATCCCCACCAATTGTCGGCGGCGAGCTACCAGAGCGGTCAGAACCTGACGCTGATTGTCAGGCAGGGCCAGAATGAATCGTTCTCGCTCAGGATGGTTATTGATTACATCCGCCATTTGGGCGAGCGCTCTGGCATCAATGCTATCGGTTTTCGCAAGGTATCCCATCGCCCGACAAAAATCTCTGGCTTGTCTGGGGTTAACAACAGCGATTTCGTAACCTTCAGCTTGAAGACGATAGGCCACTGGGGCTTCAAGGCCGCCTGTAGCCTCCATCAAAATCAGAGAAACAGAGACGCTTTTCAGGGCCTTAATTATCTGTTCGAAACCATCGGTGCCATTTATGACAGTAAAAGAAGCTTTGCCGGTTCCCACGCAAATATCGAGGGATCCCTTAGCAACATCAATACCAACACAGATCTGATTTGGCTGACTCATTATTACCCATCCTTGCATATTCGAATTGAGGTTCCAACAACTGTTCGGGTTTCAGATGAGTGGCTCAGCTCATGCGCAATTGGCTCCACATCGGGCTTTTTAATCCCCTGGCTGAGTTCGAGCTGCATGAGCCTTGCCAAATCATTCCGATGCTATTTTAACCGATCTTTAAGATACAAGGCTGAGTGATGGAAACTGTGAAATTTGCCGTGCAATTACTCAAAAGCGATGACTGCGTAACTTTGATGGGACGCGGCGAGGTCAGCAAGGAGGAACTCATCGAAGAGGCTATTCGCCAGGGTGAGATAGACGCCGATGACCGCGAACGCTTTGAAAAGGCTGAATTCTGCGCCAATAAGTGGATGAAGGCCGTTCCGCGTGAGGGTTATTCAACCTACTACTAAGAGTCGCGTGAAAGCGTTCACGGTGCATTCAAAGCAACCTGTTTGCAATACCTGTGGTGAGGCAACCAATGACCAAATCAACCATATCCAGAGAGCGAGTTGTCGCTCTCATCGCAGAGCACTCTTACGATAGCGCGTTAGTTGATGCTCTTGAACATCTGCTGGCCGCAATCGACAGCGAGCCGGTGGCGTGGACATGGCACTATCGTGAACAATGGCATGTTACAAACGATGAACGTCGCGCAGAATTTGTCGCAAAAGATGGTGATGTGGCTGTACTGCCGCTCTATCGCCACGCGCAGCCAGCGCCGGCAGTGCCGGGTAAATGGATTCCGGTAAGCGAGCGGATGCCGGAAGACCGCACACAGGTAATTCTATGGGATGCTGAAATTGGAGAAGTAACAAGCGGTCACTACAGCCATAAAACACAGACCTTTTATCATTGCGGAGATGCTATAGAAAACGAGATAACCCACTGGATGCTGCCTCCATCCGCCCCGCAGGGGGTGAAACCATAAAACGCAAACACGCTATTTGTTATCAACAAATCACAGGTTTGTATTTATGCGAATGATAACCAGAAAGAAACCGGCCTTCACTGAGCTGTATCAGACCGGCGTATTAACGCGCATAGCCGCCGTAAAAAGTCCCGATGGTGGCGGCTGGCGATTGTTCGGCTTATGGCGGGGTAAAGATATAGCTGTGTTTGTGGAGGCTGCTCGCGGAGGGATTCGCGAGTGGTCTGGCCTGGACTACCTTGCCAACTTCTGCGCGAGCTGTGGCATTAGCCTGTGGGAAGTTCACAGCAAGGTCGCCGAAAAATCCCCTCAATGAGACCCCGCTTCGGCGGGTTTGTTTAATCATAAGAGAATCTTGAACATTTATATTCATTATGTGAGTAAATAGGGGGTTGCACGCTATACAAAATATGCATCACCCATTCTTATGGTTTTTTATGCTGCATAGTACAGAATTGTAATCGTTAAGCTCTGAAGTTACATGAAGACCTTTAGTTGGGTTAAATAAGGGGTTGCGCACAACACAAAATGTGCATTCTTTGTCGCGGTAGTGTTTTCTGCTACTCAATTTTTCATGTAATTAATTAAATCCTGAAATTGGCTAAATTCTTCTATCTGAGTGAAATAGGGGGTTGCGCCAGAGAAAAAATGTGAATGACTTTTTTATGTTTTTTCCTTTCATTTAAGATATTGAATTTATATGTTTTTATATTTTTGTTTTCATTCACCCCTTCCCGTGAAAATAGGGTCTTGATGGGCGATTTAAATATGTCATTGTATTCCAGAACGTCGCGAGTTCATTTTTAGCCATCCCTGTACAGGAAAAGCAAAAACCAATATTTATGGAATAATCACAAGGTGCTAACTAATGAGTGAGAAAGAGATTATTGAAGCAATTCGCATTCTGGGGCGTTATGTCGTTGATAGTCTGCCAGGGGGGATTTTTGTTCTTACCCCATTAGAGGATGGGGAAATCATAAATACCGAGGAATCTCACAAGCAATGCAAAAGCTTCTTCCGGAAGAAGAAAAGCTGATTTATACTAATCACTTCGGCTGAACACCGAACCTATCGCGCCATCACCGGAGAAAAGTGATGACGCAAAAACGCAGTAATTCCATTCAACGCCGTGCCTTTGTGCGCGGTGTTTTTGCTTGTCTGTCGCACCATGGCGGTGCGATATGAGCAAATCCAAAACCAAGGCTGAAAAGCTCCATCTGAGCCGCGTAGCTGCGCTGGGTTGCATCGTATGCCGGAACCTCAATTACGGCGAATCGCCTGCTGAAATCCATCACTGCAGTTCTGGTACTGGCTTATCTGTCCGCGCTGATAACTTCCATGTCATTCCGCTATGCCATGCCCATCACCGTACTGGTGGCTACGGCGTTGCTATTCATGCTGGCCGTAAGTCATGGGAAGAAAAGTTCGGTGCTGAGGCTGAGTTACTGAGTCAGGTACTCCAGGAGTTAGGGGAGAGCGTGAATGACTAATTTTTACTGTGAGGCCCTTACGGCGCTGCGTTCAGCACCCCATCACTATTTGAAAGAAGTCGGCGACCAGTGGCGAACTCCGGACCTGCTGTTCTGGGGTATTAACGCGATGTTTGGCCCGTTGATGCTGGACCTGTTCGCAGACGACAGCAACGCAAAATGTCCTGTCTGGTACACCGCAGAAGATAACGCGCTGATACAAGACTGGTCGGAAATGCTTTCCTCAATCGGCGGCGCAGCCTACGGAAACCCACCTTACAGCCGCTCTCAGTACCACGAAAAGCAGGCCATCACTGGCATGACGCACATCATGAACTATGCAGCTGCTCAACGAGAGAAGGGCGGTCGCTATGTCTTCCTGGTGAAGTCAGCCACAAGCGAAACATGGTGGCCGGAAGATGCGGATCACGTCTGCTTTATTCGTGGGCGAATTGGTTTCGATCTGCCCGAGTGGTTTAAGCCAGCCGACGACAAACAAAGGCCGACCAGTGCGTTTTTCGCTGGCGCCATTGTCGTTTTTGATAAGTCATGGGCTGGCGAGCGGTTTAGTTACATCAATCGAGCGGAACTCGAAGCGAAGGGCCGCGCATTTATGTCACTGGCGCAGTTTGCTGCTGGCCAGAGCAATACCCAAAATGAGGTGAATGTATGATCAACCCTTCTGAAGTTGGTAAGTCAGGTGAAATGATTCGCCTCCGTACGCTGGAAAGCATCTGGATACAGGGAAAGCTGCGCATGTGGGGCCGCTGGTCATACATTGGAGGCGGTAGCGGCGGCAACATGTTTAACCAGCTATTGGCGTCCGGGAAGATAACGAAGACTGCTATCAATGACGCACTGCGCCGTATGAAGAAATCGGGTATTACCAAACCTGAACTGGAAGCCTTCTTCAAGGAAATCCTCAGCGGTAAAAATAAAAGCGGCCTGGCGTTTTGTACTGACGAGGAGGGATTGAAAATTGATTCAGTGCTTAGCGCCGAGCTTGTGCGCTCCGGGAATAAAGCTCTCTATAAGCTAATCAAGGATCGGTATGTCTATCGCATGAGTAAGAAGTCGATGGCGAAAGAGCTAAACGAAAAGCATCCAGAATGGTGCTTGAGGACTTGCGAGAGCAGGGTTGATGTTTGGCTAAATTTGGCAGAATCGATGCTTTACGCGCCAATGTGTGACGCGTTTGGCACAAATAGCGACAGATTTTACTTGAATAGTTGCGCGGAAAGTGCTTGAATTGTGATAGGCTCGGGACGTTAAAGCGAACTGAGCAGCAAGAAAAAATTAAAAGCCTAAGGTTAACCCCCCCTTGGGCTTTGTCATTTCTGCAATCTCAGCGCTGTTTAAAGGTTTCATACCCACAGCTGGAGCATTTGTAATAGTCTCTCTGAACTCCCAACCCAATGAAATCGGGGTCATCTACGGTTCGGTCAAGGCTATAGCTCATCTGTGAGCATCTGGGGCATTTCTCCCCACCGCTGGATTTGATGTATGCCTCAAGCTCGGCGACCTGCTGTTTGAGACGATCCACTTCGTCGGGTACTGTTTTTAACCTTTTCCACAGTGGGATTTTTTCCAGTAAAGAATCCAGTTCGGAGAGTATCCCCATGAGTCACCTCGTTAATAAGACGCTAGTTACGACAGGCGGCATTACGCTATGCAAGCCTGATATTTATGCCCTTGATATCACTACTGATGATAAAGGGAGTAAAGAACTCTACATTCTCAAGAATGGCGAAGAATTGATCCACTTCGAACTTACAGAAGAGAGTACGGAAAAGTTGTTATCCTTGCTCCGAGAGTAGGTCTATTTGCATTGCATTAGTACCCCTGTCACATCGTCATAGAGCATTGAAACGAGTTTCATCAGATGTTAAATTTTTGGTGTGGTGAATCCCCCTATGCGGAGGGGCATTGCCAGTCTGATATGTTTTTTTTGCGCATTGCGAGTCGTCTGTGGACTGGCGGCGACTTACCGGGAGGCACCCGGCACCACACCTAATAAAAAATGATGATAGCTGTAAGGCCCACTTCGGTGGGCTTTTTCTTTGGGCAAAAAAAAGCCAGCATGGTTTCATGCAGGCAAGGCAGTTACATTTAGATTTTGTCCCGGTATATGTTTTTTTGTCCGGAAGTCGAAAGATACTGTCTCGAATACATTTTGTAAATAACGGATTCAAATCACAAGGCCATGCATTTGCATGGCTTTTTTATTATCAGGTCCCGCGGGAATCATCATCGACACGCTTCGTTGTTAAATCCAGCCCGACGGGCCTGACCCTTTCAAACGCACACAGCACCCGCTAACAACGCGAGGTGAGAGTATGTATCGCATGGAAAAGATAACCACTGGTGCTGCCTATGGCGCTTCAGCCGGGAGCATCCTTAACGGCATGCTAAATGCCTATAGCCCCGAGCAGTGGAATGCCATCGGCGTACTGGTGGGCATTGTCATCGCCGTACTTACGTATCTGACGAATTTGTATTTCAAGATTCGCGAAGACAACCGACGTAGCAGGAGCCGAGATGAACCCGACGCTAAGGAATAAGCTGATTGGTGCGATCGCCGGCGGTTCGGGCGCGATAGCCATTGCTTCTGTCATGCTTGGTAATGCTGACGGCCTGGAAGGAAGGCGTTATTACGCCTATCAGGATGTTGTCGGCGTCTGGACTGTTTGTGATGGTCACACTGGCGCTGATATTCGCCGCGGCCACCGTTACACCGACAGAGAATGCGACAACCTGCTGAAGGCAGATCTGCTGAAGGTGGCAAACGCTATTGACCCGCTTATCAAAGTCCGCATTCCTGATCCTACCCGCGCCGCGCTTTACTCATTCACTTATAACGTTGGCTCTGGAGCTTTCTCCAGCTCCACGTTGTTGAAGAAACTGAATGCTGGAGACGTGCCGGGCGCATGCAAGGAACTGCAGCGCTGGACGTATGCCGGTGGCAAGCAGTGGAAGGGGCTGATCACCAGGCGCGAGATTGAGCGTGAAGTCTGCGAGTGGGGCCAGAAATGAGCCGATTAACCGCAATCATCAGCGCTGTAGTCATCCTGCTACTTTCCTGCTTTTTCTCCTGGCGTTCTGGCTGGAATTCTCACGCTGACCATATCAACGCCCTCGCGGCGAAGAGGAAAGAGAAAGCCGAAAAGACTATCCAGCCAGTTGAGGAAAAGGCCGCTGCCGCTACAGAAGAGGGCAAGGTCATCTACCGAACCATAACCCGCGACGTGGTGAAATATGTCCAGTCTCCGAATCGTACTGTGTGCCGGTTTGACGATGATGCTCTGCAGCTGCGTCAGCGAGCTATCGACGCTGCCAACACCATCCCCGGATTTGATGAGCCCTCCGTGCAAAGCAAGTGACGCAGGGAAGGATACCGACGAAGACCTGCAATCGGACGTCGAAACCGCCCAGTGTCTGCGCCAACTGCGGTTGGATAAGTACCGCTGGCAGGCCTACTACCGTGCAGTGAGTCAGTAGCGGGGCTACATTGCCGTTCCTGCATGGCGAGGTCGGCGTGATAAAAAAAACCGAGGGGGAAATCCCAAAACTACGGGGTGCTGAACAGCCAGCCAATGACGGATTGTAGCCACGTAGCTGGTTTATTTTCTACTGGGTGAGAATAAAAATGAGAGCCTGGAAGGCTTGAGAGTGGCTCATCCATGAGCCCACGGTTAGAACAGCAGACTTTGTCATGGCAGAGCAAAGTCATAAGTTAGTTTAGAAAACAATCCGGGAATAACAAGCGCAGCGGGTGCATATCAGTTAACGTAACACTGCAACTAAGGCATTACAGAGCCACTTCAAGAGGTGGCTCGATAATGTCACAACGAGGTGAGTGATATGTGCACTACTGGAATCCTAATGGCGGAAATTACGCTTCGCCCATACATGAAGCCGCTGCTCATCCTTTCAGTGCTTTTGCGCTGGGGCTGGCTCACTAACAAGTGTATCCGGATTGGCCCTGTAATTGGCAAGCAGGCGTAATTATAAAGTTCTGCAAATGGTGCGCTAAAAGCACCATTGACAGAGTTTTATAAAAGTTTTCTGATGCCACGGTGTCGAAATTACCGAGCAAGTATGTTTGGTGCCTAAAGGATTGTTCTGCATGACTGAAAATGACAATCGCAGACCATACCCTCCCGTCAACTTTACTGGCGAAAACTGGCTGCCGTATACCCGGCTTATCCCTGCTTCCGAAATCGGCGAATGGGTAAATCAGAACATCCTCTCTGAAGACGGCCGAATCCATAACTCTGACCATGCACACTTGCTCGATGCTGATGTCGCGTTCATGTGGGCCTCTGGCTCATTCGCCAAAAGCGGCCGCATTGTGCTGGGACAGTGTGAGCAGGTAATGATGCGCGCCGGCGGCTGGCAGAAGTCCCGCATGGAACAGCAGATGCATGAATGGTTTGGGCGCATACCGAAGTTCATCATTACCCTGGCTGCTGACTACTGCGAACAATGTAACGATCTGGAGTTCTGCGCACTGGTAGAGCATGAGCTTTACCACATCGCCCAGGCTACCGATGGCTATGGCGCGCCGAAGTTCAACAAAGAGACCGGTATGCCGGTGCTCAAACTTCGCGGCCATGACGTCGAGGAATTCGTCGGAGTTGTCCGGCGTTACGGCGCCAGCAAAGACGTGCAGGAAATGGTGGATGCGGCGAACAGGCCCGCGGAGGTTGCTCATATCGATGTTGCCAGGGCGTGCGGGACGTGCATGCTGAAACTGGCGTGATTTTATACTGCTTTATACGGACGGTGGGTTATGGCTGCACTAAAACCAGAAGTGAGAGCCTTTATCATTCAAGAGCTTGCATGCTTTGATACGCCATCCCAAATCGTCGAGTCCGTACAAAAAGAATTTAAGGTTCAGGTTACGCGCCAGCAGGTAGCATCGCATGACCCAACAAAGGCCGCAGGTAAAGGGCTCGCTAAGAAGTGGGTTGATCTTTTCAACGATCTTCGCGACCGATTCCTCAACGAAATTTCCGACATCCCGATCGCCAACAAAGCCTACCGCCTGCGAGTCCTGCAGCGAATGTCGACGACTGCTGAGAACATGAAGAACATCGGTATGACGGCCCAACTACTGGAGCAGGCAGCAAAAGAGGTGGGTGAGGCTTACAGCAATAAGCAAAAAGTCGAACACACCAGTCCTGACGGTAGCATGTCGCCGCGACCAACGACGATCAGACTGGTAGGAGTAGAGCCAACTAATGGAAAGTCAGGTTGACCTACAAATCCCGGCTAAGCTCGTTCCCGTATTCGCGACAGAGGGCATTCGCTATCGTGGCGCGCATGGTGGCCGAGGTTCTGCAAAGACGCGCACATTCGCGCTGATGAGTGCGGTTAAAGCGTATCAGGCAGCCGAAAGCGGATTAAGCGGCGTCATACTCTGCGCTCGCGAGTTTATGAACTCCCTCGAAGAGTCATCGATGGAGGAAGTGAAACAGGCGATCCGGTCTGTTCCCTGGCTGGATGACTACTTCGATATTGGCGAAAAGTACATCCGCACTAAAAACCGCAACGTCAGCTACGTCTTCTGCGGCTTGCGCCACAACCTCGACAGTATTAAGTCAAAGGCGCGCATTCTGGTTGCGTGGGTAGATGAGGCTGAGTCGGTATCGGCGACGGCATGGAAGAAGCTTCGCCCGACGGTGCGTGAAAATGGCTCTGAAATCTGGGTGACATGGAACCCGGAGAAAGACGGCAGCGCCACTGACAAACTCTTCAGAAAGAACCCGCCGAAAAGCTCGATGATTGTCGAGATGAACTACAGCGACAATCCGTGGTTCCCGGATGTACTCGAAGAAGAGCGCCTCGAAGATCTGGAAAACCTCGACTACGCCGATTATGCGTGGATTTGGGAAGGCGCCTATCTGGAGAACTCAGACAAGCAGGTGCTGGCGAATAAATACGTCGTGCAGAGCTTTGAAGACGACCTCTGGAAGAAATCAGAGCGCCTGCTGTTCGGCGCCGACTTCGGTTTCGCAAAAGACCCGAGCACGCTTATTAGGATGTTCATTCTGGATAACAACCTCTACATCGAATACGAGGCCTACGGCAATGGTGTAGAGCTTGATGACATGTGGAAGTTTTACGCTGGAAAAACCGATGCCACGCCGAAACAGCTTGAAGACTGGAAGGTTACTGACGAGGCGAAATTCCCCGGAATACCCGATGCTCGTAAATGGCCTATCAAAGCCGACAACTCCAGACCTGAAACTATCAGCCATATCAAGGGCCAGGGTTTCAATATCTCAGCAGCTCAGAAATGGCAGGGTAGTGTTGAGGATGGGATAACTTGCCTGCGTGGTTTTAAGAAAATCATCATTCACCCACGCTGCAAAGAGACGGCGAAAGAGGCCCGGCTCTACTCGTACAAAACTGACCGGATCACTGGCGAAGTCTTGCCGGTCATAGAGGACAAGAATAACCACTGCTGGGACGGTGTCCGGTACGGTCTGGACGGGTATATCAAGCACAAAGCGCAAGTCGGCGCAGTATTCTTCTAAGGAGCATCGCCAGTGAGCGAACAAGATAACGGCCTTCAACTGGCTGTGAACAATCTCGCCACTGAAATGCGGCGAGCGAATTACCTGAATTCCATCGGGATCGGTGGCGGGAACACAAAGCGCCCGACGCTCTATCAGGAGTTCGGCTACCCGCGCACGATCACCTTTAACGACTTCTACAACATGTACCGGCGCAACGCCGCAGGCTTCGCAGTGGTGCATCGTCTTCTGGATGGATGCTGGCAGGACTATCCGGTCATCGTTGACGGTGATGAGTCCCAGGAGGCGAAGAAAACCAACCCGTGGGAAAAGAAAGTCACCAAGTTTATGAAAAAATGGTGGCCGAAGGTGAAGGATGCCGATCGCCGCAATATGGTGGGGCGCTACTCCGCGCTGTTACTGCAGATCAAAGATAACCGGCCATGGAATGAGGAAGTCGACACCGCTCTGGTGAAGAAGCTCGGTGAAGCAGCTCTGGTTAAGCTGATCCCTGTATGGGAGCCGCAGCTGACAGTTGCCGAATGGGATAACGATCGCAAGTCCGAGACTTTCGGCCAGCCGAAGATGTTCAACTTCAACGAGCAGACGGTTGGAGACGAGGCTTTCGTCGGGCCGACGCGCGGTGAGCCTGTGCATCCGAGCAGGGTGATCCTGTTCTGCGAAGGCTCAGAGGATGACAACGTTCTGTCGGGTATCCCGCTGCTTGAGGCCGGATACAACAAAGTGCTCGACCTTGAGAAGATTTCCGGCGGTGGCGCTGAGGGCTTCCTGAAGAACGCCAGCCGGCAGATCGCTGTCGAGTTCAGCAAAGAAACCGACATGGCCACCCTTGCCGACCAGGCGAAGAAAGCTGGTTATGCTGACCTCGGCGAAGCGATGGGCGATAAGGTCAACAAGCTTAACCGCGGCACCGATGCGGCGGCGGTCATGCAGGCCGGGCAGATGCATGTTCTGAGCGTTACGCCCGGCGACCCGGGGCCGACGTGGGAAGTCACTGCGAACGAACTGGCCGCCTCCGTACAGATACCATTCACCATCCTGTTTGGACAGCAGACCGGACGACTGGCGAGCGATGAGGATAAAACCGACTGGGCCATTCGCCGAAATACCCGCCGCAACGGCTTCCTGACTGACCGAATCACAGCTTTGCTGGAACGCTTCTGGACCCTGGGCATTATCGATCCGCCGACAAATGGAGAGGTCACCATTTCATGGACTGACCTGCTGGCCCCGGGCGAGAAAGAGAAAATCGAGAACGCATCGAAACTGGCCGATATCGTCCAGAAAACGTCGGGCTTCTATGGTGGCGAGCCGCCATTCACGGCCAACGAACTACGCGAGATTGTAGGCCTCGACCCTCTGCCTGAGCCAAAGCAACCACCTAACCCGAATGACAAGGTGACAACCGATGATCCACTGGCCGATGACACCGGAGCAGACGGCAAAGGTGGGGCTGCCGATAGTTCCGCGCAGCAAGGTTGACCCCACGCGATCGGCGAAGCAGGTCAGCGCGATGTTCCGGGATATCGAGGATCGGTATCTCGGCATCAAGCGCGCTCTGAAATCGCTCTTCGACCAGCGCCTGACCGGGCGTGAGCGAGAGGTTAACAGCCACAGCTGGCACTTCCTGTGTCACGTTAACGGTGCAGAGCCAACGCTCTACCAGGTCAACGCCGGCAAGTTTATCTACGACATGTCAGCGCAGGAGCTGGCCGACCTGCTGGGCATCGTACAGACCATCCTGGACGATTACCTGCTGGAAGGCGGCGAACAAAACTTCTGGGCGATGGATTACGTCGCCGCTGAGGCGCAGCGCGGAACGCTGGAGGCCTTCAACAACCTCTCGCAGCAGTCGCAGGTATACGCCAGCCAGACGACGCTTCAGCAGCTTTTAAGCAGCCCTGCATACCAGAACCAGATCGCCAGTGCATACATCAGCACGTATAGCGACTGGAAGCTGGAAGCTGACCGGGCGCGCGGTGACCTGGCGAACATCATCGCGGATGCCGTTGGGCGCGGTGTGAATCCCCGCGAAACGGCGCAGGTGGTAAGCAAGCGCCTTGATGTCTCTATGGGCCGCGCAAAGACTATCGCTCAGACTGAGCAGGTCGGCGCGCTGCGCCAGGCTCAATGGAACGAAACGGACTGGGCAGCGGATCGGCTTGGCCTGAATACTGGCCTGCTGTGGCTGTCGGCGCTCAAACCGACGACGCGCAGCTGGCACGCCAGCCGTCACGGAAAGGTCTACACCACCGAGCAGGTGCGAGACTTCTACGCCGAGAACGGCAACCGGTACAACTGCTACTGCAGCCAGATTCCGGTTCTGCTCAATGACGACGGCAGCATTTTCAATCAGGGGCTCTCCGAAAAGCTGGAGAAAGAGCGCAAACAGTGGTCCCCGGATAAAAAGGCAGCATAGTTATTTTTTGCATGGATATTTAGAGTTCAGGTAAATCATGATTATGGAACTAGCCTGTTTATCTCGGATGCCGGGGTTACTTTTAAGGTATTCACCGACCATGTCGCCGATTTGCCCTCTTGTGATTTTGTCACCAGTGCAAACGGCAAAGCCTTCGAGCGCGTCCCACACGCCTGTTACGTAGCCCAAATACTCATTTGCATCTATTAAATCCTTTTCGCTCGGCGATGCTTGTTCGGCACGAATTGAGGCTTTGTAGAGTTCATAAAGCTCATTTCCAGTTATGAAGCCCGCCTTGGCTGGGAGGGCGACTACAAACACTAAGGTCAATAACCATTTTTTCATTTTAATAATCCAAAGGGTTAAACATGAACCTTACCAGTATTCATGTTAAATCCCTCGCCATCAATGCCTCCAACATCTCAACGACAATGATCAACGGCCAGGAGCACTACGTCATTCGTGGTGCGGTTCCGATCGTCGATGACATTGTGATGAATGGCGGCCTGTACCCGGCGGAGGAGATTAACAACAGCTACCAGACGATGGAAGGCAAGCTGATGCCTCTCCCGCACCCGATGGTAGATGGCAAATATGTCAGCGCCAATGACCCGCGGGCCATTAACAGCTATCACGTCGGAGCCTGGGCGCAGAACGTCAGTAAGTCAGGCGACCAGGTCGTCATGGACGTTTATATCAATAAGGCGGTCGCCGAGACAAAGCCTGACGGTAAACGCCTGATTACTCGCCTCGATGAGATGATCGCTGGCACCAACACCGACCCGATCCACCTGTCTACCGGATTACTCACGAACAAAGAGAGAAAATCAGGCGAGTCGAAGCAGAAGAAGTACTCATGGATCGCTCGCAATATGCAGTTCGACCATATCGCTATCCTGCTCGATGAGCCGGGCGCCGGCACTCCAGAGGAAGGAGTCGGCATGTTCGTGAATGCCGATGGTCAGGAAGGCGAAGTCGAGACTGCAAGCCTCGTTGATGCGGCAAATAGCCTCAAAGATGGCCTGCTGAACAAAGTGAAGTTCTTCCTCACCCACAACTCAGATGCCTCATTCGATGAAATCTACCAGATGCTGCGGGAAGCCATTCGCGCGCCGTCAGGCAGCGATGTTTATCGCTATGTCGTGACCGTATGGCCCGACAAATTCATTTTCGAAGAGGGCAATAAGCTCTTCCAGCAAAAATACCTCATCGACGACAGCACAGTCACGCTGGTCGGCGATCCAGTAGAGGTCGTGCGCAAACCCACTGAGTACGAAGTCAAAACCAACGGAGAAACAAACCCGATGAAAGAGAAGATGATCGCCGCGCTCAATGCCGCAGGCGTTAAAACCGAGGGGCTGACCGACGATCAGGTCTGGGATGCCTATAACCAGCAGGTACAGAAGAAAGCAGGCGACCAGCCGGGTACTCAGATTAACTCAGACGCGATTACCGCAGCAGTAAATCTGGCGATTAAGCCGCTGACCGACGAGATCAGTACGCTGAAAACTCAGCTGCAGGCCAACGCTGAAAAAGACCTCAAGACCAAGCGTGAAGCGGTCAAAGCGAAATTCCCGTTCATGACCGAAGCGGCGATCAACTCGCTGGCCGGCGAAGCGCTGAACGACATGTACTCGCAGTGCCAGACCAGCACCGGTCTGAACCCGGCATTCCAGGGGAATGGCGCTCAGAGTGAAATCCTTTCTATGGAGGCTCCTGAATAATGGCTCTCGCACCTCGTTTCCATACCGTAATCGCGGGCCCAGCCCGCAAGAATGACCCGCAGGTCATTGAAGCAATCATGGTGGCAGCAGTGAAGCCAGGATCTCTGGTAATGCTGGATAGCACAGGGAAACTGGCTGTTCACAATGTGGCCGGTGGTGCAGGGGTAGCCCTGGCGCTCCAGCACAATTATATCGGCGGCGGTGATATCCGCGATGCAGTGCCGGCCGGGGATACTGGCGCGGCCATCATGTGCGAAGACGATGTCGATTACCACATGCTGGTAAAGGCTGGCGAAGTGTTGCTGGAAAACGAAGGTCTGGTTTCTGCCGGTGACGGCACACTGGCCAAGTCGACCACTCCAGCCACCGACCAGGTCCTCTTCTTTTCACGCGAAAAGATCACCGTTGGTGCTGAAGCCCAGCTCGTGAAAGTTCGCAAATCAGGGAAAGCTACCGCATGAGCATGATCGTATTTAACAAAAAGCTGGTTACTGAACATAACCAGATCAAGAAGGCATGGAATCAGCTGCTGATGCAGCGCGAATCCTTCAACGTTAACCAGAACAACATTTCCGCCCAGTACGGCGGCGCGCTGGAAGTTAACCAGGCTGCGCTGATCTCTAAAGACTACTGGCGTGAAGTTGACAACATCACCACCCGAGTCTTCCGCAACGACGAAGGCAACGGCCTGCTTGATGACCTGCTCGGTCTCGGTACGCCGATCTCAATCGGCAAGACGGCGGCGCTGTACCGCGTTTCCAGTGACGCTGGCAAGGTTCATCGCTCACTGACTGGCCATGTTCCGGAAGAGCTGGATAAAGTCATCTACGACGAAGCTGGCGACCCAATCCCGATTTTCAACACTGGCTACGGCCGTGAATGGCGTGAATGGAACGGCATGCAGTCGGAAAACCTCGACGCGATGGCTGACGATCAGGAAGCGCACGTTGCCGCTATCCGTGAAGACATGGCTGACTACATGCTTTCTGGTGACGGGAAAGTGAAGGTGAAGGGTTATGTCGGTGCTGGTATCACCAACCACGCCAACACCAACCAGGTGGATCTGAGTGCATCTGGTCTGAATATTGACCTGACCACCTCTACTCCTGATGAATCAGTGGCATTCTTCACCGGCCCGTTCGCCAAGCTTCTGGATGATAACTACGTGCAGGAGAAGGTTAAGTTGTGGGCATCTCCGGACATCATGCGCAACCTGAACCGACCGTATTCCGATGCCGCGGGCTTCAAAGAAGGCACTGTGCTGGAATACATCCTGCGCTATGGTCGCATCGAGTCCTTCAACCAGACCTTTAAGCTGACCGGTAACCACTTCATTGCGTACGTTCGCAACTCGCAGTACATCAAGACGCGCATCGCCGCGCCGGTGGGTACCTTCATGATCCCGCGACAGAATCCGTTCGATAACTACAACACTCTGGTCTGGAGTGCAGTTGGTCTGCAGATTAAGCGTGATTTCAACGGTCGCTCTAAAGTCTTCAACGCACAGGGTTAAGGGGCTTCGGCCCCTTTTCTTCGGGAGAAAGCATGAAAACGTTAAAGGTCGAGAAAACCGGCTGCTGGGGCATGATTGATGGCGTCTTCCAGCAACTTCCTGTTGGCCACGAATTCGTCGCGGCGGACATTCCTGCAGCTTTTGCTGGTCGTGTGTCGGTGGTGGGCGAAGTGGAAGAGCAAGCGCTGGAAGTGGCTACGCCGGGTAATGATGCTGCAGAGCAGGCAGAGCAGGCAGAGCAGGCAGAGCAGGCAGAGCAGGCAGAGCAGGCAGAGCAGAAGGAAGAATCTGCCAGCAAATCGAAGAAGGCGAAATAACCATGGCTGACCCAATCACAGCGGCAGACGTGCAGGCGTTCCTCGGTGAGTTGGGTTACGCCATCCCCGCCGCGCTCCTTGATCCGATTCTCTGCGTGGTGAACAAGATTATCCCGTGCCTCGATGGTGCGGGATATGACGACTGTTCGGCAAAGCTGATCCTGATGTATGCCGCTGCGCTCATGGCGACGTCATCCGGCGCCCGCCGCATCAAATCGCAGGGCGCTCCGTCCGGCGCGTCCCGCTCGTTCGATTACGGTGACGATGGCATCACCTGGCTGCGTGACTCGCTGGCGAAACTGGATACCAGCGGCTGCACCAGTGAACTTCCGATCAGCGCCGGCAACAGTGTGGGCCTGTTTATGGTGGTCGGGGGCTGCTAATGGCGTGGGTTTCAGTTCAGCAACGGCTGCCGCGGACGTTTACCCGGGTGTGGGTGATCACCGATACCGGCCAGCAAACTACGGCGTACGTGAAAAGCGACGGTGAGTGGTTCATCAACTGCGACCGCATACGCGCCACAGGCACCGCTGTGCTGCGATGGAGGGATGACTGATGTCTTCGGTAGCTAATTGGTCATACACGGCAACAGCGACAATCTGGCGGCGCATACGCGATGCTGACGGTAGCGATACCGACGGCGGAGGTCAGCCGTACGGGTGGGAAGCGCCGATCGCTATCCTCTGCGACTACCAGGGTGGTCTCTCTGCAAAAATCGGTGACCTTGGCCGGGAGCTCGTTGTTAAAAACACGATATGGACCGAGTACGCAACGGCGCGGGAGGGAGATTACATCCTGATTGGTACCTCTTCAGCTGCTGCTCCGCCGGACGAGGCCGACGAGATACGGCAGATCGTTCAGTTCGCAGATACGTTCGAGCGACTGGCAGACGATTTCGCACTTATAACGGGAGTCTGATTATGGGCGTTAAAGTTCGGGGAGTCTCCAAGGTCAGCAATAATATCAACCGGCTGATTGATAATATCGAAAAGCGAAAAACCATGCGGGCGCTCTACTCTGCTCTGTTTGAGATTGGGCTGGAGTCCGCGGTGCTGGTTCCTATCGATACCAGCACTCTGGTTAACTCTCAGTTCAGAGAGGTTGTTATCAAGGGCACCAGACTAACCGGGAGAATTGGTTATTCTGCAAATTATGCGGCGTACGTGCATGAGGCCAAAGGTATTCATCTTGGAAAAAACACCCCGCGCCCTGTAAGAAAAGGCGAAGCGCCCGGCTCCCGTGGAAATATATGGGATACATCAGGCGAGCCAAAATTCCTTGAGAAAGGTGCTGAAAACGCCAGAGACAGAGTTGACGCAGTTATACGCAGGGAGATGGAGCTATGACGCCTCCTATGCACAGGCGGGTTCAAAATGTCTTTGTTGAGTCAGGATTGACTGCCGGATACATCGTTCAGTCCCTGTTCTGGAATGATACCGGCAAGGCATCTGACCGCTTTATTGTGTTCCGACCAAATGGTGGCACGTCAGTAGATCGTGATATGGCCGCTGATTACTACGTCATGGTGGACGTGATAAGCAAGGGAAAGGCATCTGCTGACTATGCGCAGTCAGAGAACGACGCTCAGGCCATCATCGATTACGTGCAGCAAAACCCGATGACGCACACCTGCCTTGGGCAGATATCCAACATGGGCGGAATTCCTTCGCCTGTTATCACAGCTGAGGGGCGTATGGTGTGGCGCCTGCAGTTCGCCTGCCTCTTTGGCGGATAACACCGAATAAAACCACATAAGGTCGCCTGGAGCGGCCTTTTTTATTATCTGAAGCGAGGTAAGCAACAATGCAAGGCTGCTCCGACAACGGACAACTAATTGGTCGCGCTAAGACGCTGGAACTGGCTTACGGCTGTGCCGACCAGTTTCCGGCGGAAGGCGACTGGAAACTGATGGGGTTGCCAACATCGGCAACGTGGGACCTTAGCCCGGAGGCTCTGACCTCTGATGCAGATAACGGCGGATTCAGTTCAAACCTTATTGCCAGTCTGGATCCGACCTACTCCATTGAAGGGGAGGTTCGCGTTAAAGACCGCACTGATGAGTTTGGCATTCAGCAGTTCGTGAAATACATCGTCGATGAGGTTCGTGCCCGCCGCCAGCCAGGTGTATGGATGCGTTTCCACTGGGGCGATTATTACCACATCGGCTATATGGTCCCATCAGGAGCCAGTGACGGCGGTGGTGTGAAAGAAATCGTGACCTACAGCTTTGAGTTCAAACTGGCTGACGGTCAGACTTTCCAGATCACCGAAGCTGATGGTGACATTCTGGTTACCGGTGTAAGTGTTGCGCCGACGACCAGCTCTATTGCTGCTGGCTCCAGTACTACATTCGCAGTGAATATTGCACCGGAAGATGCTGATAACAAACTGTTCACAGCTAGCTCATCCGTGCCGGCACGTGCAACCGTCGCCATCACTGGTAATACGGTAACCGTGTCAGCGCCGTCAGGTGCAACGGCGGGAACAGCCACAGTTACTGTGAAGACGGTTGATGGTGAATTCGTGGCTACCCACGTGGTTACTGTCACGGTGTAAGCAAAACAAAGGGCAGGATTTCTGCCCTTGATTTTGTTTACAGGAGGCATAAATGGTTCCGCTAAAAGAGCTGGGAGAATGCCTGGTAACCGTCGGGGACCGGGATTATTTTTTCCGGCCATCATTCATGGCTATGTCGCGCATCGGCGAGCCAGCAGAAATAGTTCAGACGTTCTATGACCTCTTCAACGATGAAATAACACCTCTCATTCAGAGGGTTGTCGAAGCATACGGCAGAGTGCCTGAATGGCTGGCTAAACACCTTTCTGCTTTACATCTTGATAAGAAATCTCTACTGGCCGCCCACACGGTCCTCACCGCTTGCTGCAATGATGACATAGGTGATCTGGTTGGCTGGATGAAGCCCGGCAAAACCAAAAGAAGGGCGTTTGTGTGGCATAAGGGCGTCATGAATCCGCAGGATATGGTCATCCTTGCACAAAGTCTGATAATGCACGGCATTATCGGAAAGGCCAAAGTACGCAAACTTCAGCGCCATGAGACAAATGAAAAAACCAGTGAGTTCCGGGCTGCCGATTACGTCATCGCTGCACGCAACCACTTCGGGATCAGCAAGGAAGAGGCCGGGCAACTCACTATGACCGAGTTTCAGTTAATGCTCATCGCCAAATACCCTGAGCAGAAAGGGTACACCCGCGAAGAGTACGATCACGCAGCAGATGACTACTTTGCGCGCCGTAAGCGCAGACAGGCGATGATGGAGCAGGAGCGATGAAGTGCTCAAGGGCGTTTTTATTGTCAGAATGATACTGTGCGTGATCGATGGCACATACCGCACAAATTGTGAGATCGATTTAACCCCCTCTAAAACGAAGCCAGAAGCGCTACAAGAGGCGATGATTTGAGGTGTGTCCTGGTACACGTCTATTTTGTGTGTTTTTGAGTGATTTTTAAGGCCATTTTGAGAGTTATAGATTCAACCAAAGGTTGAAGGATTGCTTTTAAGATAATAGACTTCATGGACAACGGGATAGCTAGTCCCTTCAATCAAGATTCTTTTCAGCGGGCTGGTATAGAAAATGACTCAAGAAAAAGTTGGTAAAAAGGAACCTCAACTGGTTTTAGAGTCTCCTGATTTTCATGAGTTTTATGCTGAGTTGTCAGGAATAACTGGCTACAATACACCGGCAGGTTCTTTCATACATATCGCATTTATGTCTCCTTCAGTTACTAACGGCTTTGTTGAATAAATCGAACTTTTGCTGAGTTGAAGGATCAGATCACGTATCTTCCCGACAACGCAGACCGTTCCGTGGCAAAGCAAAAGTTCAAAATCACCAACTGGCCCACCTACAATAAAGCCCTCATCAACCGTGGCTCCATAACTTTCTGGCTGGATGATGAAGCTATTCAGGCCTGGTATGAGTCAGCAACACCTTCTTCACGAGGCAGACCTCAGCGCTATTCTGACCTTGCCATCACGACTGTGCTGGTCATTAAACGCGTATTCAGGCTGACCCTGCGCGCTGCGCAGGGCTTTATTGATTCCATTTTTTCTCTGATGAACGTTCCGCTACGCTGCCCGGATTACAGCTGTGTCAGCAGGCGGGCAAAGTCGGTTAATGTCAGTTTCAAAACGCCCACCCGGGGTGAAATCGCACACCTGGTAATTGATTCCACCGGGCTGAAGGTCTTCGGTGAAGGCGAGTGGAAAGTCAAAAAGCATGGCCAGGAACGCCGCCGTATCTGGCGTAAGCTGCATCTCGCCGTTGACAGTAAAACACATGAAATCATCTGCGCTGACCTGTCGCTGAACAATGTGACGGACTCAGAAGCCTTCCCGGGTCTTATCCGGCAGACTCACAGAAAAATCAGGGCAGCATCGGCAGACGGCGCTTACGACACCCGGCTCTGTCACGATGAACTGCGGCGTAAGAAAATCAGCGCGCTTATCCCTCCCCGAAAAGGTGCGGGTTACTGGCCCGGTGAATATGCAGACCGTAACCGTGCAGTGGCTAATCAGCGAATGACCGGGAGTAATGCGCGGTGGAAATGGACAACAGATTACAACCGTCGCTCGATAGCGGAAACGGCGATGTACCGGGTAAAACAGCTGTTCGGGGGGTCACTGACGCTGCGTGACTACGATGGTCAGGTTGCGGAGGCTATGGCCCTGGTACGAGCGCTGAACAAAATGACGAAAGCAGGTATGCCTGAAAGCGTGCGTATTGCCTGAAAACACAACCCGCTACGGGGGAGACTTACCCGAAATCTGATTTATTCAACAAAGCCGTTACTAACTACAGGGGGGCGATGGGTGAGCCTAGCTCTTCAGAGGTTGTCATGAAGAAGGTCGGTGCTGTTACCCTGCCATCTGCGATGGCTGAAGCTCTTCATTTGGCTCTTGGACAAGCATTAAAGCAGCATAAGAGCGTTACTAAGGGGGAATGATGATTACTACAATCGATAATTATGTACATTCTCACTACCAAGCTGAGCCAAACGTAGGTAGTACGATTTTTAGTGATTTAGGTAAAGTTTTCGTTGGCGTAACTTCCAGCATGAGATTGGGAGTGACCCAACCTGTTCTTCAGGAGAGAGAGTGTAGCGTTGTTTGTGTTACATCTCGCTCTACCTCTAATACATATTCAAACAACATAGAGGTTGGTATCGTACAGATATCTTCTGCCGAAGAATTTTGGTCTGGTCTTTATCAAGTCATCCAAGGGCGCGGCAAACGAAAAGCAAGAGACTTCACAATTGATCCTCGCATGAGTCTTGCGGATCTGAAGGCGGCTATCAGAAATCGGTAGGCTAATTCACATGGCTATAAAAGGGACGTTGTCTGAAAGTTTTTTAGATGGTCAAAATGATTGCGCATTCGCCATTGATTGGGAATTTTTAACTGAAGAAGAACAAGATCTTATCTTGAATTTTTTGCTTGAAATATCCCATAAAGAATACGTTATCGGTAAAAATAAAGAATCATGGCTTACAGATGATCGTGACAAAATCCCGCTTACCGATGGCTACGAAGAAGAGTCATATTGGCATTATCATTGCGGTCCATCTTGGCAGCACAATACTTTTAAAAACAGGACTAGGTGTCTTGTCTTTAATCCAGGAGGCAAATCCTCATCGGAATGCATACATTACTACCCAGTGGCTGAGGATGAGATAATTGTGGTAGGATTTTCTAGAAACCATATACCTTTTATACCTTCTGATGTATTAGATAATCCATTTTTTAACTAACCCGCCAGCTGGCGGGTTATTCTTTCTGGTCCCTGCTCACTTCCCAAGTAGCGCTGAAAATCCTGCGGTTGTCACGGCTTGCACTACGGTTTTAATGGCTTCCGTCGACATTTCGCCGAGAGTCGACTTGGCTTTTTCCTTCTGCTCGTCGTTCATGTTTGAAATGGCGATCAGGTCTTCGAGTACGACCACTGTGTCACGATGAAGCTTTATAGTCTGGACGTTCAGGATCGCTGATAGACCACCATCATTGAGCATGAAGTCGATGCCTTTTGCTGTTGCGGTGATCCGGGTGAGGATGGAGTGGTCATTAAGAATAATGGAGCTGTGATTTTTAATTAGTCCGTGTTCGCACAGGTAATTTATGTTAGCTAATAGCTTCTGAATGTTGCTTTCTGCACATTCTGCTACTTCCGTAAGGTTAAATTGTTCGAGAAGAGGTGCGGCTGGATAGCTATCTACGCAAGCCTGTAGTATTTCTCGCTGAAGTTTACGGTCAAACTTATCCATGATGATTCCTTGGTTGATGCCTGCTTCAAGATTACCTTGCTATCGTACCGCTGAACATCCTGATAAGCGAACAGGCTTTTGTCGTTCCCTCCTATCCCTGCTAATCTGTCCAAAACTAACCAGTGGGGATAGGGATATGAGGAAGATTGTATTGTTGTTTCTATTAAGCGGATTCTTTAGCTACGCATATGCAGATGAGTGCGTTGGATCAGATGGTTACAGTGTTTGCACGAGTACTAGCGAGGCGGCTAACGGGGACACAACCATCTCATCTTACGATACTGAAGGTAATAATTACTCTGTAACATCTGGAACAAGGAATCATTCTGATGGTTCGACGGAGGTGTTTTCTAGTGACTCTGATGGGAATCAGTATTCAGTGAAAAGTTGGTGTGATTCCTCAGGCTGCCATAGTTCCGACAGTGATGGAAATACGTGCACAATAACAAATTCAGGCGAAACTATTGGTTGCTGAGGTTGCTATGTGGAAAAAAACAATATCTGTGATCGTTGTTATCCTTATCGCTTTTTCAATTTTTGTATACACAAGCATTTCGTTTTTTGCTGTGCAGCCAATTGGCGCGATCCCTGAAGGTGCAACGTTTATAATGTGGAAGAAGGGGAAAATGAGTACATTCGAAAGCCCTGATGGATTATGCATCAAAGTAACCGGCGGGGTAAGCCTTATGTGTCGTAGTATGATGCTTAGAACAGCTATGGATGATAGGGCTGTGCTCTTTAAAATGCCATACATTAAGTCTATATACTTAAAGTCGACTGGTGGTAAAGAGTTTGACAGATAGTCAGATACACCCCGAAACGACAGAGAAGAAGCCCACCGAACGGTGGGTTTTCTATTTCAAGTTGATGAACAAAACAAACAAGACCAAAACGACGACTATGGCACCTATGACAGAGCCAATATTTGCAAGGTCCATTTCTTTTTGAGCGACAGTAGCATTCAACCTTTCAGTTTCAGCATTAATCTTTGCGATTTCTTCGTTTTTGGCGTTCGTAATTGCTTCAAGTTCTTGCGAAAGCACGTTGTAAATGGCGATTTTCGCTTCTTCGGGTATCCCATGAAGGCTTTCTATCGCTGCGCGTGTGCCTCTTGAGGGTGAATTCCTTGGCAAGCAGGAAACGCTACCAGCACCTAAGTTTGATGTAAACATTCCGCTTCAATGGTGGATCGATAACAACCCGCTGGTTCGCAGTGGCAACCTGTCATTTGGGAAGTCTCTAACCGCCCCGTCTTTTGACGTGACGATGGAGATGCTTTGTGGTGACAACTCGACATCTGCGGCCATTCGCCTGATTAACGTTCTGGAAGAGGCAGGCTTTGATGTATCAGCGCCGAAGGCTGAAATTGTGGCGATGCGCAAACATCTGGGTAATGTCGAGTACGGCATGAAGGCTATAGCTGACGCTTGCCGTCGGGCTGGGAACAAAACAATCTCGTTTCGAGGCGCAAAGGCTGAGTTTGTGATCGGCTAAGAGATCCGCCTTGATAACCAAACCCGCTTAACTGCGGGTTTTGTCGTTCCCATTCATACCTGATAGGATTGTTCTGAACATTCAAAACGGACACATCCTAAAATGAAAAAGACGATCTTGGCTTTGTGTGTAGCTGCTATCCCTCTGGTATCAACCGGCGCTGAATATGTAACGGAAGGCTCTTGGCAGGTTAAGAAAGAAGAAAACAAGATGACCGATATGACTGATGTTGTAGCCATTAATAGGTCACCAGATGTCTATATGAGACAAGGAATTGAAAGAACTACTTCCATTATCTTGCGATGCCGTGAGGGAAAAACGGAAGCATATCTTTCCGTAGATGAGTATATGGGAATTGATGACCCGTTAATAACCATCAGGTTTGATGGAGGAAAGCCGCAGAAACGGAGATGGAGTGCTGCAGAGGGGGGCGAGGCGGCGTTCAGCCCCAAGGCCATACCCTTCATAAAGGATATTTCCTCTCATAAAAAAATGATCCTTGGGTTCGAGCCATATGGTTCAACGATGCAAGTAGTTGAGTTTGACCTCACTGGAGCAGATTCAATAGCAAAAGAAATTTCCTCTTCATGTAAGTGGAAAATGTGATTTCTGCCGTGCTATCCATGATCAGCAAGTGAAATAACTAATCACATATATAACCTCGCTCCGGCGGGGTTTTTTATTGCCCGGAGAAAAGTAAATGGCTGGAACGTTTGATGCTGGCAGCGTTATCTACGAAGTCGACATGGATACTTCGCGTTTACTGGCAGCGCGAAGAGAAGTTGATGCGGCACTGAACGGTCTTAATGGGAGCATGGGCCGCCTTGAAGCCAGCGTTAACCGCACTGAGCGCTCTATTGGATCGATGGAACGAACAATGTCCAGCCTTTCTGGCGTAGCTAAAGGCTTGCTGGCCGCGCTTTCTGTGCAACAGGTTGCGAGTTATGCCGATGCCTGGACTGAACTGAATAACAAAGTCGCTAACTCGGTTCGTACTGGAGAGACGCAGGCCGAAGTTATGCAGCGGATCTTTGATGTTTCACAAGCAACCCAGTCATCCCTGAACGGCACGGCGACTCTTTACGCCCGGCTTGAGCGCGGAACCAGAACATACAACACCAGCGCAGAAGATTTAACCCGCCTTACCACCATTATCAACCAGGGATTTGCGGTATCCGGCGCAACTGCTCAGGAAGCTGAGAACGCAATCATTCAGCTATCACAGGGTATAGCTTCCGGCGTTCTGCGCGGCGAAGAGTTTAACTCAGTGTCAGAGCAAGGCAGCCGCCTCATGGTCGCTCTGGCTGATTCGATGGGTGTTTCTATTGGTCAGTTAAGGGCTATGGCCGCTCAAGGGCAACTGACAACAGACGTTGTAGTTAAGGGGCTTCTGTCACAAGGGGATGCAATCGGCAAAGAATTTGCCAACACCACCGTCTCAATCGCCAAGGGATTGCAGGTGGCCGGTAACAACGTAACGAAGTTCTTTGGCGAAAACTCGACGGTTAAATCATTCGCAGCAGGGTTCCGAGACTCTGTTATTACAATAAGCGAAAACCTTGAGACACTGGGGACAGCTTTAATTGGCGCTGCTGCAATAATGGGCGGTAGGTTTGCTGGCGCGTTAGCAATGGCAACAGCCGCTCAAGCCTCAAGAGTGAAGGCAACAATTCAGGGAATAGTTGCGACAAGGCAATCGGCGCAGCAGGAAGCTGCAGCGGCATCAGTAACAGCCAGAAAAGCAGTAGCAGATAAAGATGCTGCCCTTTCCGCTCTAAATCTGGCAACTGCGGAGTATAATGTAGCAAAAGGATCTGCCGCTGAAGCCTTTGCACTTGAGAACGTTATACGGCTAAGGGGGATTTATGTCGCAACATCCGCTGAAGCTGCATTGGCTAATAATGCACTAGCGGCATCACAAGCCAAAGTGGCCGCTACGGGTATAACTTTTGCAAACACAATGAAGGTAGTGAATTCGGTTACTGCTCCTTTGGGTGGGCCCATTGGCGTAATAGCCATTGTTGCCGCTGGCTGGTATCTGTATTCACAGCGACAGGCTGAGGCCAGAAAAGAGGCAATAGCTTTTGCTGACACCGTACCTGACGTTATTAAGCGCCTCAAGGACATGAATCTTGCTCAAGCTCAGGGCGTTAGGGCTGATACGGTCACCTCAATTGAGGCGCAAAAGGAAGCTATTAGCGATCTGAAAGATACCATTTCAGGTCTGCAATCCGATTACGAGAAATATACAACGCTTGCAAGGCAATATGGAGTTACCGAAGATCAAAATAATGGTTTCGTGATTAAGGCAAGGGATGCCGCAAACGAGTTGGCCAAAAAGCGCAGGGATCTGGATGGAGCGACAGCCACTCTTAAGCAAACTGAAGACGCATTACACCTAATTAACATTCAAGTTAATCAGGGCATTGTTGATCAGATGAGGGCTGCCAGAGATAACGCTATCGCTATCGCTGAAGCAGAAAAGCAAGCGTCATTCCTCGGTGGAACCCAGGCATTCCTGGCTGAAAAACTCGGCCAATCAACGCAGGCCCTGAAAGCCTTCAACTCAGAAAGTCTGAAAATAAACTGGGGCGGGAAAGAAGGCGAGAAGCTAATTAAGCAGGCTGAGCGCCGACTTGCCTTGTCAAAGCTGGAGGGGGAAGCAAAAGCCAGGCAGCAGGCGGCCTATGATGCTGAGGATGCAGGCGTTACAGATGAGCTAGCAATCAAAAGGCTTCAGGATAATTATGCTGCAACAGAGAGAAACACTCAGGCAAGAAAGGATCAGAAGAAGGAAGATAAGGCGGCGGAATCTGAGGCTAAGAAACTTGCTAACCAGCAGGAATCGGTAAACCAAAAACTTGAAAGTCTTCGCCAGGAATCAGAGCTTGCAGCAGACTCAACTGAAGGTTTAACGCGAGAGCAACAACTACTCAGGGCTGAGCAATCACTTGGTGCGCATGCAACTGATGAGCAAAAGAAAAAAGCTCGGGATTATAAAGCGGCAGCTTTAGATGCCGCTGCTGCGGCTAAGGGGGTATCTGAAGCGCTCAGGACTATGCCAGAGCAGGCGGAGAATAAATCCTACGCTGAATCCATGCAGAACCTGAAAGCGGCGCTGAACGCCGGGAAGATTGATCTGCAGGAATACAACGCAGCCACTGAGCAGATGGAGCAGCAGCATCAGGCCAACCTTGCCAAAATACGCTCGCAGCAGGTGGTTAACCCAACCCAGCAGGCACTTGCCGAAGTTGACCCGGTGCAGCAGTTGGCCAACCAGCACGCGCAGGAGCTGGCGCTGATTCAGCAGTTCGAGCAGCAAGGGGTTCTCGCTCATGAGAATGCATTGGCGCTGAAAAATGCCGCTGACCGGCAATATGAGCAGCAGCGGATCGCAGCTCAATGGGAAATCCTCAGCCAGCAAAGCCTCGGCTATAACATGCTGACGAGTGCGGTGGATGCCTTTAGCGGGAATGCCTCCAATGCAATAACCGGCCTGCTAACCGGCACAATGTCAGCCCAGGAGGCGATGCGGTCACTTGGGAATACCATCCTGAACAGCGTGATCAACAGCATTGTCCAGGTTGGCGTCGAAGCGCTGAAAAATTACATTCTCGGTCAGACGCTCGGCGCCGCATCGGTGGCGACATCAGTCGGACTGGCGGCAACTACCGCTTCCGCCTGGGCTCCTGCGGCCGCGATGGCATCGCTCGCCTCGTTCGGTGCTAACGCTGGTCCGGCTGCAACTGGTATCAGTTCGACAGTGGGACTGGCTAACGGGCTTGCGCTTGCCGGCGCCCGCTACAACGGCGGCCCGGTATCAGCCGGCGGCCTGTATCAGGTCGGCGAGAAAGGCAAGCCAGAGATTTACCAGGCCAGTACCGGCAAACAGTACATGATCCCCGGCGATAACGGGAAGGTCATCAGCAATAAGGATATGAATGGCGGACAGGTCCAAGTAAACATCCAGTTTTATGACCAGACCAGTGGCGGACAGCATTCATTCCAGGCGCAGGCCAGCCAGGAAGGTGGTGTTGTGACAGTGGAAGCTTTTCTTATCGATGTTGATCGCAATGGGCCAATGTCCTCTGCAATTCAAAGCGCTTTTGGTCTCGGAAGAAAAGCGCAAGGTGCTTACTAAACCAAACCCGCTTCGGCGGGTTTTTTAATGGGTGAATATTATGAAAGTAGCAATCGAAGTGAATGGTGAGGTTATCTGGTACCGCGACAGCGATAAACAGGAGGGGATGGCGTCGTTGGGCTACTTGAAGGACGGCACACAGCAGAAAATAATTGCCGCCCTTGAGGATGCCTTAAATCAGGCAAAAGGTGAGCATCTATGCTGGAATGACGGTAATTGAATGGCGTACGGACGCCGATCCACCTCCTAAATCAAGGGTGACATTCCAGTACCCCGAGTGTGGTACATGCAAGTGTGCAGGCAGTTTCTCAAAGAAACCGCCGCCACCGTGATGCTGGAACCCCCTCCGGCTGCGGTAGTTGTTAAAATTTGAATCAGTCATCAGTAAAACGTTGCACTGATGAGAGCAGTCAACAACAACCGTATCACCGGCGTTGAGATGCATTCGTGTATGCAAGAAATTCATTCTGATTCCTTATTTGTGTAGCCAGCTAGCACCTGGCAATAACACGATAATGGTAAAAAACATTTCGTTACATCCTGATAAAAGATCAGTGCCGCAGCCGCGGCTTTTTTAATGCCCGGAGGAAACGTGGCAACTGTTCAATACCCTCCGTTCCTGCCGCTTCCCCAGCGCGCCGATCAGAACATGACGCAGGATACAGCCTGGCAGACGACGCAGACGGCAGTCGGTCCATTGATAATCACACCGATTACTACTGACCTGAAAGCAACCTGGACGCTGCAGTGGATTTTCACGCTTGCCCAGGCTGAACGATTTAAGTCATGGCTGCGATCGCCGACATATTGCGACCGCGGGCGCAACTGGTTCCAGATGCCGATCGACCTGGGTGATACGCAGGGCGTTCAGCAGCAGACGCTGCATTTTGTCGATATGCCGGTGCAGACCAGCAAAAACGGCAACATTGTCACCTGGACCGCAACGGTTATCAGCAACGGTATCGAGGACATTACCGAGGACTACGACGACTGGATCGTTGAGGCCCAGCCTGGCTATGGATACTGGCTGGATTACCTGATAACCGAAGTAATGCCGAGGGCTGACTAATGCCGACATTGAGAGAGTGGAAGGAGCGCCGGCCGGCTAGCGACATCAAACAGACGGTGGAGTTTTATCACCCTGCGTTTGGTTATTACCGGGTGGTCAATAACCTGTTTCGCCCGGCGACGTTTGGCGGAAACTCGTTCGAGCCTGCGCGGTTCAGCGTGACCGAGCCGGCGCAGGACGGAACGGCGGTCATATCCATGACGATCACTTTTGTCGCCGCGACGGAGCATGTCCGGCAGACACTGAAAAGCTGGCGCGGGGCGGCGCGCATGACGCCGATAAAATGCCTGTATCAGCAGTGGAATGCGATCGGCGATGCATCATCCCTGAAAGACTGGACGCTTTACGTGAACGACATTTCAGCCGATGCCAGCAACGTCACCGTGACCGCCGGCAAGACTAATCCGCTGACGCTGGCCAACTCCATTATTTACACAACGAAAGACTATCCCGGGCTAATCACCGTATGACACAGAGCGACTTTATCGTGCTTGTTAACGGCAAGCCCTGGGCTAACCGCGCCTGCAGTTTTGAGCAGATGGACTGCTGGGGCCTGGTGGTTCTCTATTACCGGCATGTGCTCGGCCTGGAGCTGCATCACATCGCCGGTTACGAATCGGGCGCGGATTTCATCACCTGCTACGAACAGGAGCGCGCCCACTGGCGGCGTGTGCCGGTGGCGGCCACTGGATGCATCGCCGTTTTTTACCGCGGCGAAGTGCCGGCACATATCGGTGTGATGATCAGCCCGGTTAAGTGCCTGCACGCCCGTGGGGAGTTTGGTTTTGTGCGCTGCGATAGCCCGCTGGCATTACTGAAAGTTTACAGCCGCGTGGAGTACATGATTCATGGTTAGATATGAGTTACAGAGGCTGCCTGGCGCGCCGCTGCAGCGGGGGACGGTAGATGTCGGCACCACACTGGTGAGCCTGCTGGATTCTCTGCAGCTGCACCGCGATGTTATCGTGAAACTGAATGGCAGAGCACTGCCGGACGATTACGACATCAGCCGGCCACTGCGATCTGGCGACGTGGTGGCTGTGTTCGACCAGCCAGAGGGTGGGGTTGGCAAACTCATCACCACGATACTGCGCCCGGTCACGAAAATTCTCTCCGGCGCGCTGAAGGTGTTCGGCCTGTCAAATAAGCCCAGCGCGTCGGTATCGGTGGCGACAGGCGAATCCCCCAATAACGACTTAACCGGCCAGACGAACCGCGCGCGACTCTACAAGGGGCGCCCTAACATTTACGGCCAGTGCCGCGTCTTTCCTGACCTGATTCAGGAAGCACTGTTTGAGTTCGTCGACAATAACAAACAGCTTACTGAATGGTTCGAGGTGGGTTACGGCCGGTACACCATCTCATCGATCCGCTACTCGGAATCGAACCTCGGCAGCCTGGCTGGCGCCAGTTCCGCTATTTATAACCCTGGTGACGTGATCGGCACGATTGAGGTGGGGTACCAGTTCGATGACGTCGATAACGAGACCGTCCCCGGCCTGAACGAAAGCCAGGACTTCCCGGCCCAGACCGCGACCACGACCGCGCCGACATCGGTGGCGATCGAGAGTAATCAGATCAAAGCCATTGTGCTGTCGAACGATGACAACTTTGCATACTTCGCCGCGCTGGCGGTGCCGCATCCAGTGTCATTTGTCATCAACGCCACCTGGAACGACGGTGGCACAAGTGTCACGCGGAATGTCACCGGCGCCGGGAATATCATCTCCTCGGAGAGCTTTATTGGCGACGACACGCTTTCGTACACGACGTTTTATATCGGCGAACTCTCGGGAGAAATTACGTCTCTGCCGGGCAATGCAGTTATCAATCCGACACTGTTCACGCTGAATGACCAGACCCCACTTGTTATCGGGCCGTCAGTGTCGCCGATCGTCTCCACTCAGGTCTGGGTGCATGTGCTGGTCCAGCTCGGCGCGACGGCCGGCACAACGCAATACCGGATCAAGTTCTGGCAGGTCGATGACGACAACAATCAGGTGCCGGGTACATCCGAGCAGCACGATTATTTCTTCGATAACGACTTCCAGGTGACCACACGTTATTTCAGAACGACGCATAAATTCACCCCGGCGGCCGGGGCAGGGCGCTATGCGGTGACCATCGAGCGCCTCGACAACAGCAATGACGCCAACGTCGTGACGATGATGGCGATCCACGCAGTGAACGTGCGCGAAAACGTCGTGTATCCGGAAGACACGATTGCCCGCATCACGATCAAAGGCTCGAACGACAGCAACAGCAACCGCGAGCAGAAGTACAACATGCTGGCGCAGCGGCATACCATCAGCTACGACCGGACAACCGGCGCGGTTGATTACACGCTGCGACCAAGTCGCTCGTTTGCCGACGCCATCCTTCACGAATGGGTGGTTGTGGGTAAGCAGGACGTGGCCAGTATTGACGTCGCAGCTCTTTATGCCATTGCCGATTCGCTGCCTGATGCTCAGCTTGGGTATTTCGATTACACCTTCTCGGATGAGAAGCAGCCTCTTGGTGAGCGCATAGCGACGATCGCCAATGTGGCCCGCGTTGACGGCAATAACATCGGTGATGTGCTGACGTTCTGGCGCGATGAGAAAGTGACAAATCCGGATGCGGTTTTTGCGCGCTCAAACATGTTCTGGGACGAGTACAAAGTCGCCTGGCAAATGTCCCTCCCCGGAGGTTACGACGGCGTGGCGCTGGATTACGTCGACCCGCTGACGAACAAGAAGGCTTACATCTACCTGCAGATCGACAGCAGCGGCATCACCGAGGTTGAGGACGCTACCGTTAACGCGATGCAGATCAGCCTGGATGGCTGCCGAAACGCCACTCAGGCGATAGACCGGGCCTGGCTTGAGGCGAGGAAAATCCTTTACTCACGCCTCACTATGACGGTGAAAGTTCTGGAGTCGACGCAGGTGGTGCGCGGTACGGTGGTTCAGTGTCCGGACATGTACGACAACGCGCAGCAGACTGGATACATCACCGGGCGCTCCGGGGATGTGTTCTCGACGTCAGAGCGTATCGACTTTTCTCTCGGGGATATGTGGGTGGTAATGACCGACAGTCTCGGCAATTACCGCGGGCGCTGGCGGGCCTATCCGGTAAGCGGCAAGCCCAAAGCATTTCAGGCTGCAGCCGATACCTTCGATCTGAACATTTATGACCGCAACACGGCGCAAAACCCCAGCCGGTATTTCATCGCTACCGACTCGGAACTGAACTCCACAATCTGGCGCGTCGATAGCGCCAAACCCAACGGTGATGACACCCAGACGTTATCACTGATCGAATATTCAGACTCAATTTACCCGTAACGCACAGCAGCAATATTAACCTTCGCGCACTCCTTCGGATTTTCTTCTGAGGGTTTCGTGCGCCATTTATAGGGCGACAAGCACAATGGCAGAAGTTCCACTCCCGACACCGACGCAGGCTCCGGTGCCTAGTACCGATATACGTAATGCGGTATTTGCAGGCGCGAAGCTTGACGAAGAAGTTACTGGCACCGGTGAATTTTATACCGATCGTCTTGGTGTAAAACGCCTGACGAACACCGGAAGAAATAATCAGTTCGATGCCGCGCAGTTGGACAGAGCTAATCGGTTTGAGCAATTCCTTCTGTCCTCCGGCTACGTTTTTCTTGGCGACTATGAGGATGGTCCATTTCAGTTTAGTGCACGTAACCAGTACATCCGCTATAACAACCAGTATTACCGCCTGAATGCTGCTATTGACGTCGGCTTTACGACCACCGGAACCGATGCAACCAGCTTTGTGAACGACGTTACTCACTTCGTTCTGATGGATGGTGACACGCTTCGCCAAAACCTGGGTTCAGGCGAAGGGCTTTCTCTGCTAGGTAGCGTATCGCCTCGCTCTGGACTGCGTAACGTTAAAACCAGCTATAACGGTCAGTCAGTTCTGATGAAACAGGCTGTAACTGGCGGCCCGGTACTGAATGCTATTGCGACACATAAACCGGGGATGACGGCA